TTACGGGGTAATGCCAACCGCTGCCGCCACTTTGTCGCCACTTGGCAGCGTTGCCAGAGGATTGAAACGGAGCGCCGTTTCCAGATGATCCGGTGCCAGATGTGCGTAACGCATAGTCATTTTTATATCGTGGTGTCCGAGAATTTTTTGTAAGGCCAGAATATTTCCACCCGACATCATGAAGTGCGCCGCAAACGTATGGCGCAGAACGTGTGTGAGTTGACCGCGAGGGAGCACGATAGACGTTTTTTCCATCACGGATAAAAATTGAAAATAGCAGTCTGTGAAGAAATTGAACCCATCAAGCGCCATGATCTCTTCGTAAAGCTCTTTACTGATAGGGATGCTTCTGTTTTTCTTCCCCTTCGTTCTGACAAAGGTAATTCGGTATTTGGTCACCTGTGAGCGGGTAAGATTTACGGCTTCACGCCAGCGTGCGCCTGTGCTTAAGCATATCTTAACTACCAGTGCCAGAATTGGGTCCTGACGTTTGCAATCAGCCAGCAATTCAACAATCTGCTCATGGGTAAGCCATGCCATCTCTTTTTCTGCGATGGTGAATTTTCGCATGTTCTCCAGTGGATTCGGATACGACCATTCGCCCAGACGGGATAGTTCGCTAAAAACACTACTTAGATAGCTTTGCTCCAGGTTAATGGTGACCGGGCTTGCTCCTTTCTTCCATTTCTCGCTGAAGTAGATCTCGCCTGTCAGGCGTTTATCTCGATAGTGGGCAAACATTTTAGAGGTGAGATCGGTTGCAAGAGGATTGCCCAGAGCGTCAACCATCAACAGCAATTTGTCATAGACATGCTGCCCAGCTGTCAGAGATTTACCATGTAGTTTGAACCATAGCTCAACCACGTCTTTCAGTGTTCGACGATCCACTGATTCACCCAGCCAGGGCTTTGCTTCGGTTTCTTCCATCGTGTGGCGCTCAAAAGCCAGTGCTTCGCCTTTGGTGGCGAATTGTTTACGCACACGACGCCCACTTCGTCCGGCGGGGTAACATTCACAAAGCCATTTCCCAGTGGTGAGTTTTCGTACTGCCATAAAAAATGCCCTCCAGTAGAGAGCATTTTTACTGTATGTATAACCAGTGTCAATGTATGAAATCCTACGACCATACATCTCACTGAAGCCATAATGAAGTTGGCTATTCTTTTTGCTATGTGAGCATGTAACTTTTGCGGTTAACCTGCGGCTCATTTTTATTTTAGACGCAGATATAAAAGCAAAAGTTATCGTGAGTTTTTAGTACAGATTTTTTTGGATTTACTAATAGTTCCATCATTGCAAACAAATTTTCCATCGGAGGTACAGTGAGAGACCCCTCCCTTTTTCCCAGAACAAGGATAATTTTTAGCATAGGTAGTTAGTGGGCTTAATAACAAAGAGCATGATAAAACCACAAAAAATACTTTACCAAGCATAGTTTCCTCCCGGTATTATCTAACATATTTAACTGTTAAACTTATAATTTTACCAATTATTTCAATGTCTTCTATCTTACATTCGAAGGCTCTGTTTCCACCCTCGACGAAGATTCTTCCACCGGGTAAACGAGTAATGTCACGGATCGTTACTTCGCCATCAATACTTATTACCCATTTACCATCACGTATGTCATCAAATTCTTTATCACAAATAAATTCAGAATTGTTATCTGTGATGACAAAAGGTTTTTTAAACGTAGAGGGTAGAAATCTCTTATCAAAAATATAAAAACCGTCTTCACGCAAGGCACCATCAGATAATACATATTTAGCAACTTCCATAGTATTTGTATTACCTGAAGTTTGCTTTGAACCATGTCCGGTTGTGAGCCAATTAAGCGAGGTGCCCGTTTCAAGGGCGCACTGGATTACCCATTCTGCTGGGAATGAGTCACGCATGTAGCGTGTGGCGAGTGTACTTTTAGAGATTCCTAAATGATCGCACAACGCCTGTCGAGTCTTGAATCCATAAGCTTCTACCATGCGCTCTATGGCGCCTCGTCCGCCTTTCTCCAAATTCATGGTCACTCCAAGTGAACTTTTATCTTGACGATTTCACTGTGCGATCGTATGTTTATGGTGTTCACAAAATACAAACGATCCGTATTCGTCCTGATTAATCATCATTAAACGAGGAATGTTGCATCATGAGACCTAACATTTCAATCACTCTTACCACGCCTCATGTGACTATTGAACGCTATAGCGAGCTGACAGGGCTATCCATCGATACCATCAATGACATGTTGGCTGATGGACGCCTTATCCGTCACCGTCTGCGCAAAGATAAAAAACGCGAAAAAGTGATGATCAACATAGCAGCAATGACCGTTGATGCGCTTTCAGAATGCAATCTAAACCTTAATTAGTTCGATTCTGAAATACATCAGAGGCATTGACCATGTTTGATTACCAAGTTTCCAAACATCCACATTTTGATGAAGCCTGTCGTGCATTTGCACTGCGCCACAATCTGGTGCAACTGGCAGAACGTGCAGGCATGAATGTGCAGATTCTGCGGAACAAGCTGAACCCAGCTCAGCCTCATTTATTAACCGCACCAGAAATCTGGCTGCTTACCGATCTGACTGAAGATTCAACGCTGGTAGATGGTTTTCTGGCACAGATTCATTGTCTGCCATGTGTACCGATTAATGAGGTGGCAAAAGAGAAACTGCCACATTACGTCATGAGTGCAACCGCAGAGATCGGGCGTGTTGCTGCAGGTGCGGTGTCTGGCGATGTAAAAACCTGTGCCGGTCGTCGTGATGCTATCAGCAGCATTAACTCTGTAACACGACTGATGGCGCTGGCTGCTGTTTCATTGCAGGCCCGTTTACAGGCTAATCCTGCGATGGCGAGTGCAGTTGATACCGTGACTGGCCTCAGTGCTTCATTCGGTTTGCTGTGAGGTGCTTATGCTGACGAAAGAACCATCATTTGCATCGCTGCTGGTAAAACAAAGCCCGGCAATGCACTACGGTCACGGCTGGATCACGGGTGAGGATGGAAAACGCTGGCATCCATGTCATTCACAAGATGAATTGCTGTCTGAATTGACCACGAGGAAACGGAGAAAGTCCAAATGTATGCGGCAGAAAGTGAAGTGGTTTATCAGTTTCGTTACAGAGGGGAGAGTTATTCAGTACCTGAAGATGATTTGCTCTGTTGCTATCCGTCATTGTCGGGCGATGGCAGTTACTTTTTCACGTTAAAGGATGGGACGTTTTTACGGGGAGAGCAGTTTAAAGAGACGATACGAAAAAATGTATCTCCTCTTGAGCGTTACCGTAAGAACAAAGAACGATAGCTGCGTTTGGGGGATATGAAGTATGGCAATTAATGGCGCTGCAGCAACTGTTCCATTAAGCCCCGGTGAACGCCTGAATGGACTTAATCACATTGCGGAGTTAAGGGCGAAAGTTTTTGGCCTGAATATTGAGTCAGAGCTTGAGCGGTTTATTAAAGATATGCGTGATCCACGGGATATCAATAATGAACAAAATAAACGGGCACTGGCTGCCATATTCTTTATGGCAAAAATTCCAGCTGAACGTCATAGCATCAGCATTAATGAGCTGACCACTGACGAAAAGCGGGAGCTGATTAAAGCAATGAATCATTTTCGTGCAGTGGTGAGCTTATTTCCCAGACGGCTAACCATGCCGAATTAACCAACTAATGAAATTAATGGCGTAAACCCGCCGGGCATCCCTTTATCTAAATTCAGGAGAATTGATTATGCGTAATATTGAAACCTTCACGACTAAAACCGGACCGGATGACGCAGGGCTTAATATTTTACTGACAGAGGCTCGTCTGGAAGAACGCCGGGCAAGGGCTGAAGCAATGGCTGCTCGCCTTGATAGCCTGGCGTGTCATATCTCATCCCGCCAGCTAAACCACGTGGAAGCGGCAGAACTGCTGCGCGTGACTGCTGAAGCAATCCAGAACGAAGCGCAGGAGATCCACTAATGGCTGATGCAATGGATCTCGTACAGCAGCGCGTTGAAGAAGAACGCCAGCGCCATATCCGTGCAGCCCGTGCCAAATCACCGGGCGTGTCACGCGTACTTTGCATTGAATGTGAAGCGCCAATTCCGCCAGCACGACGCCGCGCCATTCCGGGAGTGCAGCTTTGCATTACCTGTCAGGAAATCGCAGAACTGAAAGGCAAACATTACAACGGAGGTGCTGTATGAGCACCATCCTGAAATGGGCGGGAAATAAAACCGCCATTATGCCAGAACTGAAAAAATACCTTCCTGCTGGCCCGCGACTGGTTGAACCTTTCGCGGGTTCCTGTGCTGTGATGATGGAAACGGATTATCCCAGCTATCTGGTTGCGGATATTAATCCTGATTTAATCAACCTCTATAAAAAGGTTGCCGCTGATTGTGAATCGTTTATATCTCGCGCCAGAGTTTTATTTGAGATCGCAAACAGGGAGGTGGCTTATTACAACATAAGGCAGGAGTTTAACTGCTCAACTGAAATTACTGATTTCATGAAAGCGGTATATTTCCTGTATCTCAATCGTCACGGTTACCGTGGTTTATGTCGCTATAACAAGAGCGGGCATTTCAACATTCCCTACGGTAATTATAAAAATCCGTATTTCCCTGAAAAAGAACTTCGCACATTTGCAGAAAAAGCCCAGCGAGCAACGTTTATCTGCGCCAGCTTTGATGAAACGCTGGCGATGTTGAAGGCGGGAGATGTGGTGTATTGCGATCCGCCATATGACGGTACGTTTTCCGGCTATCACACTGATGGTTTCACTGAAGATGACCAGTATCACCTGGCATCCGTTCTTGAACATCGGTCATCAGAAGGACATCCGGTCATTGTTTCTAACAGTGACACATCCCTGATCCGTTCGCTGTATCGCAATTTTACTCACCACTATATCAAGGTAAAACGCAGCATCGGTGTGGCAGCTGGCGAGGGTAAATCAGCAACAGAAATCATTGCTGTTTCCGGGCCGCGCTGCTGGATGGGATTTGATTATTCGCGTGGCGTGGATAGTTCTGCCGTGTACGGAGTACGTGCATGAGTCATGCCGATATGAACAACTGCTGCGGCTTTAACGAGGCTGCCGCAGCATTCTCATGGAACAGCCCGAAAAAGGCCATTAACCCTTATCTGGACCCGGCGGAAGTTGCGCCGGTTTCTACGCTTTCAAACCTGATCACTCTGTACGCTGCCGATAACGAGCAGGAACAGTTGCGCCGCGAGGCACTGAGTGATCAGGTCTGGGAGCGTTATTTCTTTAATGAATCACGTGATCCTGTCCAGCGCGAAATGGAGCAGGATAAGCTCATTAGCCGGGCAAAGCTGGCGCATGAGCAGCAGCGTTTTAATTCAGACATGGTCATTCTGGCGGACGTCAACGCCCAGCCTTCCCATATCAGCAAGCCGCTGATGCAACGTATTGAATACTTCAGCAGCCTGGGCAGGCCAAAGGCTTATTCCCGCTATTTACGTGAGACGATTAAGCCATGTCTGGAACGACTGGAGCATGTACGCGACAGTCAGCTATCTGCATCTTTTCGCTTTATGGCAAGCCATGAAGGGCTGGACGGCCTGCTGATCCTGCCTGAAATGAGTCAGGATCAGGTGAAACGCCTGTCCACCCTGGTAGCTGCGCATATGAGTATGTGCCTTGATGCAGCTTGTGGTGATTTGTATGCCACCGATGACGTTAAGCCAGAAGAAATCCGCAAGACATGGGAAAAGGTGGCAGCGGAAACCCTGCGTCTGGATGTCATCCCACCTGCGTTTGAGCAACTCCGTCGGAAAAGAAACCGCCGTAAACCCGTGCCCTATGAACTCATTCCGGGTTCGCTGGCGCGTATGTTGTGCGCCGACTGGTGGTATCGGAAATTATGGAAGATGCGTTGCGAATGGCGGGAAGAGCAGTTGCGCGCAGTTTGCCTGGTCAGCAAAAAAGCATCTCCTTATGTCAGCTATGAAGCCGTGATGCATAAACGTGAGCAGCGCCGTAAGTCGCTGGAGTTTTTCCGTTCTCATGAACTGGTGAACGAAGACGGCGACACGCTGGACATGGAGGATGTGGTAAACGCCAGCAGCAGCAACCCTGCGCATCGCCGCAATGAGATGATGGCCTGTGTTAAAGGTCTGGAGCTTATCGCGGAAATGCGCGGTGACTGCGCCGTTTTCTACACTATCACCTGTCCGTCGCGTTTCCATTCCACGCTAAATAACGGCAGACCAAACCCGACCTGGACAAACGCGACGGTAAGACAAAGCAGCGATTATCTGGTCGGCATGTTTGCTGCATTTCGTAAGGCGATGCACAAAGCCGGGTTGCGCTGGTATGGCGTGCGGGTGGCTGAGCCGCATCATGATGGCACAGTTCACTGGCACCTGTTGTGTTTCATGCGCAAAAAAGACCGCCGTGCCATCACTGCATTACTGCGTAAGTTTGCCATCCGTGAAGACCGCGAGGAGCTGGGCAATAACACTGGGCCGCGCTTTAAGTCTGAGTTGATTAACCCGCGCAAAGGAACGCCGACAAGCTACATCGCGAAATATATCAGTAAGAACATTGACGGTCGTGGTCTGGCTGGCGAGATCAGCAAGGAAACGGGTAAATCTCTGCGTGATAACGCTGAATACGTGAATGCCTGGGCGTCTCTGCATCGTGTTCAGCAATTCCGCTTCTTTGGTATTCCGGGGCGTCAGGCTTACCGTGAACTTCGCTTGCTGGCTGGTCAGGCGGCAAGGCAACAGGGTGACAAAAAAGCAGGTGCGCCGGTACTGGATAACCCGCGTCTTGATGCCATTCTGGCTGCTGCTGATGCTGGTTGTTTTGCCACCTACATCATGAAGCAGGGCGGCGTACTGGTTCCCCGTAAATATCACCTCATCAGAACCGCTTATGAAATTAACGAAGAGCCGACCGCCTATGGCGATCACGGCATTCGTATTTATGGCATCTGGTCACCCATTGCAGAGGGCAAGATCTGCACTCATGCAGTGAAGTGGAAAATGGTTCGTAAAGCCGTTGACGTTCAGGAGGCGGCAGCCGACCAGGGCGCTTGCGCCCCTTGGACTCGTGGCAATAACTGTCCCCTTGCTGAAAATTTGTACCAACAAGGGAAAGACAAATCAGCTGATGGGGATACCAGAACGGATATCACCCGTATGGATGACAAGGAGTTGCACGATTACCTGTACAGTATGAACAAAAAAGAACGCCGGGAACTGGCTGCAAGGTTACGCCTGGTGAAACCGAAACGGCGTAGAGACTACAAACAGCGAATTACAGACCATCAACGACAGCAGCTCGTCTATGAACTGAAGTCCAGAGGATTTGATGGCAGCGAGAAAGAGGTCGATTTACTCCTTCGCGGCGGCAGCATTCCATCAGGAGCAGGCCTGCGTATTTTCTATCGGAACCAGCGTTTGCAGGAAGATGATAAGTGGCGGAACCTGTATTAATTACGCGGATTAACAATTCGTGCTCTTAATAATACCAGGCATATCAGGCTGATGAACGTAAAAAAACGTTTTACATCAGTAAGATTATTATATACTGTAAATATAAACAGTGGTTATGTATACAGTATTGCTTGTGGTGTCATAGGAGGAAAGATGCAGGACTATTTTTTGGAGTCTTTGAAGCTCCAACGCATTGATTTTTTTCTTAAGCTTGTAGCGGCTGGTGAGTGTAGTGATGAAGAGAAGGGGCTGGCCCTGCAGTGGGTTTCTGAACTGACAGATGAACTCATGGCAAAAATCAGAAGCCACGAATACAACCGCTCAATGGATGTCATCAGCTGAGGGGACTTTTATGCGCATTGAAATAATGATCGATAAAGAGCAGAAGATTAGCCAGTCTACCCTGGACGCCCTTGAATCAGAGCTTTACCGCAATCTGCGCCCCCTGTATCCCAAAACGGTAATTCGTATCCGTAAAGGTAGCTCTAACGGTGTGGAACTGACCGGACTGCAACTGGACGAAGAAAGGAAACAAGTGATGAAAATTATGCAGAAGGTGTGGGAAGACGACAGCTGGCTGCATTAAGAAACGTTGCTGGCGTCTGAACTTGTTTCTGGCGTCAGCAAGGTTGAACAACGAGCTATGCGAGGCGTTAGCCATCTGATCAAAAGACATCAAATATCATATTGTATATCGTGGTCAAACGCTGGAAACAATCATTCCCGATCAGAGGGGCTTCTTTCAATGTCCAAAAGAGTGAGATAGAGGATACAGGATGGGAAGAGCTTTTGATTAATTATCGTCCAAGTTTTTCAAAAGCTTCTTATCTGGCGGTCGATACATGATTTACTGTTGGATATGGTATTTAAAATTAATCTTTACACTGTGGTATATGCAGAATAGGATATTATCAATACAATCAAACTGTTTTCATACGGTTATTAATATTGCAATGTTATAGGTAATGTCATGTATCTTTTCAAGTATTACCGTCCGGACTTCTTCTTCGAGAAAGCTATTCGTTATAATGAATTATATTTTTCCGCTCCTGCGCAATTGAATGATCCCAATGATCTCAATATAGATTATCGCTTCGATAATAAATTGAAATTATGGGATATTTTATTGCGTTCTCCTTGCGATAAATCCTATAAAAATTTGAGTCACATATTGGATTTGAGTGATTTGAAAATACATAAGGGATTGAATCGTATTTTTAGAGGAAAAAAAATAAAAAGTAGCATTGAGTCATTAGATAGCCTGTTTGACTCACACGTTGATGAGATACGTAAGATCATAGATGATGGTTTACTACCTATCAATGTGATTAATTCTGCTATTTATGGAAATATTCCTGAACCACGCCAATATTTGGTTTCACTTTGCGAGAACAGTATCAAAGAAAGGTTGTATAGGAAGATAGTTCCTGCAGTATTCAGTGTGTCATTTTCAGCTAATGCGTTAGATCGTATGATGTGGGCGCATTATGCTGCTGGCTTTAGTGGTTGTGTTGTGATTTATGAAACGCAGGATTTTAATATTGATGGTATACCCTATACTGGAATGAAGCTAAGAGAAAATTTATTTTCATCAGATAAATTTAATTTTCCAGTTAAGCCAATAAAATATAGTAATCAGGCTAAAGAGGTTTCACTTCTAGACCCAAGCGCAAATGTTGCAGAGTTATTTTTAACTAAAAATAGATTTTGGAGATATGAAGCTGAATATCGAATGTTTATTCCGGAGGCAAATGCAGGAATAGGGAGTGAGCGGCATGTTCAAAGACGCGTAAATCGAAATATTGGACATATTTTTCATCATGATGCTAATGTTGTTAAAGGGATCATTTTTGGTCCTAGAATGTGTGAAATGAAAAAAGAAAGCATATGGAATTGTATCAAGTCAAATATGGAGAATTCAAATTCAACAATATGTTATTTTTTTGACTCTGAGTTATTAGCATCAGGAAAGATTACTATTTCAAAAGGGCAACGAGCGGAAAAAATGAAAAATTTCACTTTGTTCAGGAACAAGTTAAGTCAGACGGAAATGGCTAAAGTTTTGAAGGAAATTGGCATTACGAACTAACCTAACAACAGTGCATGCCTATGCTGCCTGAATTTGCATGACCGTTTGAGGATCGTTTTTGCTAAGGCCCGCCAGAACTGGCGGGCTTTTGCGTGGATCAGGCACCTGCATGAAAACCACTACACAAAGCGGGCAGGCGTGGCGGGGATACGAGCGCGCGCAGCGGGTGGAAACTCAGATTTGAATGTTGTATAAAAGATGGGATCATTCTGAGGAAAAGTGGATATGAAAAAGAAAACTATTCCGGAGTTGCAGAAGCAAAATCTGGCAAATTTAATTAAAAGTCGGCTTTTTCAACAGAAAAATAAAAATAAAGTTACTGTTTTCCTTTGCGGGGGCGATTTGAATGATCCGTTTTTTTGTAGAAATAAAGTTAAAAGAGTGTTGGAAACACATCCCAAAATAGAAATATTCTATCCTGAGGAGTTGTTTGATGAGCTTTTGTATGGACAAGGTCAGCATAGTCTTTTAAGTTTGGAGAATATTTTAGCTGATTCAGTCGATGTTATTATTATTATTCCTGAAAGCCCAGGGTCTTTCGCTGAATTGGGCGCATTTTCAAATAATGAAAAACTGTGCAAAAAAATGATATGTCTTCAGGATGACAAATTCAAACTTAAAAAAAGCTTTCTTAATTATGGGCCTATAAAACTGCTTCGGCGTGCTAATAGCGGTGCAGTATTGCGAGGAGATTTGTCGACTCTTGAAAGCTTGAGTACAGGTAAAGCTTTTTATAATAGAATTATAAAAAGTATTAATGACATCAAAAAAAATAACCCAGTTAATCACTCAATAGATAATATTCTTCACGCTCGGCGTTTTATACTGCCATGTATATATTTGATGGATGGTATAGATAATATACTTCTATATGAGCTATTACATTTGGTGACTAAGAAAGATGCTATTCTTTGTGAAATTATCGTTAAGTCTGTTATTTCAAGCTTGATTAAAGAGTCAATAATTAGGCGTTCAGTTCAAGGATACCATATTACAGAAATTGGTATGCAATACGTTCTTGAGCATTTTGATCGAAAGGCTTTGGACAATCTACGACTGGATATGATGAACTTCGAAAATCGTGGTAAAACAATACTCCACTATGATAGGATGCGTTTTGCGCACCCTTAGCGAGTGGCTTCTCCGGAAGTTCACTGGACAGTGTTTCGCTGTCCTACATACAATCTGAAGTTTTACCAGTTCCCTCATTGAAAGGAGAACATCTCCCGATGTTCTCCTTTCACTTCGGAATCTGATTTTTATGACGTAAGGGTGCGCTCATGACTTCCGCAACACCATCTCAGGTTTTTCGCTTACGCAATCTTGGATTGCCTGTTATGTCCTCTTTAGAGGATATGTCTAGAGAAATGCGTTTATCAGTAGACATACTCCGGTTGTACATTTATCGTGCTGACAAATACTATAAGGTTTATTCGTTGCCAAAAAGAGATGGCAAGAGATCCCGCATCATTTCACAGCCATCACGTGAGCTGAAGGCATTGCAAGCTTGGGTGTTAAGAAACATCCTTGATAAGTTACATTCATCCCCATTTTCCAAAGGCTTTGAAAAAGGGCAATCAATATTAAATAATGCCAGCCCACATGTAGGAGCTAACTATGTATTAAATATTGATTTAGAAGATTGTTTTAATACTATTCTGATAGAGAAAATCTATACTGTTTTTCATTCTCTGGGGTATAACTCTACTATTTCTAATGCTTTAGCAAGATTGTGTTCATTTAATGGTTCGCTACCTCAAGGTGCACCATCTTCTCCAAAGATTGCGAATCTTGTTTTAACTAAATTAGATTATAGAATACATGGATATGCAGGTAGTAAGGGGATCGTATTTACTCGATATGCCGATGATTTGACTTTATCTGCTCAATCTTTAAAAAAAATACTTAAAGCTAAGTCATTTGTATGCTCTATAATACCAAGTGAATCTTTGAAGGTTAATTATAATAAAGTTGCGATTCATGGCCCCAAAGCAAGGAAGGAGGTTACTGGGCTCGTTTTATCTATTGATAATGTTGGAGTTGGCAGAATACGTTATCGCGAAATTAGAAGTAAGATCCATTATCTGGCAGTAAAAAGAAATTCTGATTTCGAACATGTTAAAGGACTTATTGCGTTTGTTAAAAGTGTAGACAAGAAAAACTATAGAAAATTGATGACTTTCTCAAATAAAATGTCTGAAGCATATGGGGTTGATCTAAGTGTTCTTTTTCCTAAAAACAAAAAGGCCATTTAATGGCCTTTTTGTTTATTAGGTAATTGAATAACTCACGAAATTAATAACTTCTTCATTTATCCATTCGTTCAGCTCTTCTAGTCTTTTTTGTAAAGGGATGAGTTCATTCCTCACAAAAACATTAGCAGCTTTCTCTACATCCCCAAATCCTCCAACATTATTAGGCATAATCCCCATCATTTGCGGTGGCACACGATGCGCCGCCATCATGTCATCCCGGCTCACGTTCTTGATGTTCAGAAACTCATCCTTCGCCGCGACCTCTGACAACGGGATAATCTGAAGCCCGTCCTTTTTGCCGTTAGGCGAGTACATAAACAGGTTGCGGAAGTTACCCGGTCCTTTGGCGCTTTTCATCGCGTTGCGGAGGTTGTTCACGTCCTCCTGGTTCTGCGCGGCATCGGTCATGTACATGATGAAGCCAGCATGACTGCCGTTTATGTAATACTTTCGACGGAACAGCGTGGCGGACTCATTGAGCAGGGCGGACGGAATAGCAGAAAGATAGCCGGGCAGGCCATAGATCTCCTGATTTATGTCCGGTTCCATCAGATGGAAAATGCTGCCTTTCGTGAACTGATACGGTTGCGTGGTCATGCCGTATTGCACAAACCAGTAGGTATCTAGGTCTAATCCACGTCGGGTGTATTTTGCCAGCGCAGGCTCAAGAGCGATAACTTCACCGAATCGGTTCGTGCGTTTCTCCAGGTAGGCGTTACCAAATACCAGATAGTCCTGCACAAAACGCGAAAAAGCCTGCTGGCTGAGCAGCGGATGAGGGATATAGGTACTGGTCAGAATGTTGCACTTTACTGCAATCGGGGAACTGTGATGCACGGCGGCGCGGAAGGTGCGCGCCAGTCCGTCAAAGCTGACGGGCGGCTCATACCAACGGTCCATCTGTACGCATTCCACATAATCCAGCAGTTCTCGGCGGTCCAGAACAGGAACGGGATCGCCGAAGCTGAATGCTTCGGCTGTAGTTTGACTTTTAAGCTGGATCTGTTTCGTCGCCGCAGCGCGGTTCTTCTTACTCTTTCCCATCAAAAAATCTCCACAATATTGCTGGTATTGGCGGATTCGCCCTGCAGCGGTTCGTTAAACAGTGCGTGCATCGTTGCCCAGGCCAGATCGGCGTGGCTGGCTTCTTCGCTGCGGCTGGCTTCATAGGTCGGGCGGTTGCCACTGGCGGTGGTGGCGCGACGGATTGCCATAAAGGACTGCGCTATGTCGGTGTGTCCGGCGTCAAACTCCAGACGGCGGTGGCTGATAATGTCGTAGGCCTTGAGTACCAGGGCGTTTTTAACGTTGGGGTTGTAGACAAACTCCCGGACGGCAGGAAAAAACGCTTTCACGTTCTCGTAAACCCCGTGACCAACGCCGGTTGAGTCGATACCGATATAGGTCACGTTGTACTGTTCGGTCAGTTTTTTGATGGCGTCAGCCTGGGCGCGGAAGTCCATTCCGCGCCACTGGTGACGCTCAAGAATGCGGAACTTACCGCCCGGCACGGCTGGCGGCGCCACCACCACGCATCCGGCGCTGTCGCCGTTCTGCGTACCTTTCGCCGGGTCATATCCGATCCACACTTCGCGCCAGCCAAACGGGCGCAGGGCCAGTGCATGAAAGTCGGTCCAGACTTCCCAACTGTCCACCATGCACGCCTGCAGCTCGCTGAGTGGGAACACAGACGCGAGATCGTCCACGAACTCACACATCAGCAGGTTCTGGTATTCGTCCGGGCTGTACTCCATGCGCAACTGGTCGAGGTCGAACAGGTTACAGCCGCCGCGCACCGCATCTTCCACAGTGACTATCTGGCGGTACTGCCCGTCTGCGCACAGCAGGCCGGGGGCCAGATTGCTGTGGGACAGGTCGATGTCCACCTTATCGGCTTTGTTGCGCCCTCGGTTGAACAGCGCACCGGACCAGAACGGATAAGCACTGTGTGTCAGGCTGGATGGCGTGGAAAAATAGGTTTGTCGCCATTTTTTGTGAATAGCCATACCGGAAGCCACTTTGCGCAGCTCCTGGAATTTCGGTATCCAGAAATATTCATCCAGATACAGGTTGCCGTGGTAACTCTGGGCCGTGCGGGCATTGGTGCCGAGGAAGTACAGCGTGGCCCCGTTAGGAAGCACCATCGGATCGCCTTTCAGCTCCACCTCCACTTCTTTGGCGAAGTCGATGATGTACTGCTTAAAGACGTGGGCCTGAGCCTTGCTGGCGGAAAGGAAAATCTGGTTACGCCCGGTTAGCAGGGCGTCAATCAGGGCTTCACGGGCAAAATAGAAGGTCGCGCCGATCTGGCGTGACTTCAGCAGGTTGCGGATGCGGTTGGTTTTTCCGGCTTCCCACCAGTGGCGCTGGTAGTTGAACATGGAGGAATGGAAGATTTCTTCCAGCTTCTCAATCTGTTCATCGGTGAAAACGTTCTTTTCCGGCTGACGGCGCGGGCCTTTGTTGCGGTTGGCGACGTTAGGGTTTAAGTCGGCTTCGTTGCCGCCATTGTTAAACTTGCCGATCCGCGCATGGCGCTCCGACTGGCGCGCCAGCAGGTCAATCTCTTTGAAATCTTTCCCTTCTTTGTGCTCCTTCATAATGAGCTGGCAGTAGCGTGCGGCGGTGGTGAGCTGCATCTGATCCAGCGGCCCATAGTCACCCCACTTGTCGCGTTTTTTCCAGCTGTGAACGGTTGCAACTTTCTCGCCCAGCATTTCAGCAATGCGGGCTATCTGCCCAGACACAGCTCGGCGTTAAACCGCGCATTCTCGGCGTGCCAGGCCACGACACCAAGGCGGTAGCTACTGAGTTGCTGAGCGTGGCGCAAAGCCTGCGTGGATTTGCTTACCTGTCAGCGTATGGCTGCAAGACGGTGCAGGAGGCGATCACTTACCGTGAAAACTTCAGCCAGCGCGAAGGAATGCTGATCTGGCCCGACTTTACTGGCTGGGACATGGTGCTGAATGCCGAAGCAACGGCATATGCCACCGCCCGTGCGCTTGGTCTGCGTGCCAAAATTGATGAGCAGACTGGGTGGCACAAAAGCCTGTCCAACGTGGGTGTGAATGGTGTCACCGGAATTTCTGCAGATGTGTTCTGGGATCTGCAGGACCCGGCAACCGATGCAGGTCTGCTGAACCAGAACGACGTTACCACGCTTGTGCGTAAAGACGGTTTCCGCTTCTGGGGTTCCCGCTGCCTGAGTGATGACCCGCTCTTTGCCTTCGAAAACTACACCCGCACGGCGCAGGTGCTGACGGACACAATGGCAGAAGCGCACATGTGGGCAGTGGACAAACCGCTGAACCCGTCGCTGGCGCGCGACATTATCGAGGGCATCCGCGCCAAAATGCGCAGCCTGGTCAGTCAGGGGTATCTCATTGGTGGTGATTGCTGGCTGGACGAGTCGGTGAACGACAAAGACACTCTGAAAGCCGGAAAACTCACCATCGACTACGACTACACGCCAGTGCCGCCACTTGAAAACCTGATGTTGCGTCAGCGCATCACCGATCAGTACCTGGTGAATTTCGCCAGCCAGGTCAGCGCGTAAGGGGACAACATGGCTTTACCACGCAAATTAAAACACCTGAACCTGTTTAACGACGGGAACAACTGGCAGGGGATCGTTGAGTCGCTGACGCTGCCGAAATTTACCCGCAAATATGAGAAGTATCGCGGCGGCGGAATGCCGGGTGCGGTGGATGTGGATCTGGGGCTTGATGACAGTGCGCTGGACACAGAATTTTCCATTGGTGGTACTGAATTGCTGCTGTTTAAACAGATGGGTAAAGCCACGGTGGATGGCATCCAGCTGCGCTTTACCGGCTCTATTCAGCGTGACGATACCGGGGAAGTGCAGGCCGTGGAGCTTGTCGTGCGTGGACGTCACAAAGAAGTGGATTCCGGCGAGTGGAAGACGGGCGAAAGCAACACCACCAAAGTGACCAGTACCAACAGCTACGCGAAGCTGACCATCAATGGTGAGGTGCTCTATGAAGTGGACCTTATCAACATGGTGGAAATTGTGGACGGTGTGGACCTGATGGAAGCGCACCGCAACGCCCTCGGCCTCTGATGTATCTGAACGGCGCGGAATGCCGCGCCAGAACCTAATTTACAGGACAACAAAATGAGCGATAAACAGACTGAAAAGAGCATTCAACTGGATACCCCCATCATGCGCGGTAAAACAGAAATTACCGAAATTGTGCTGCGTAAACCGCAGTCTGGTGCGCTGCGCGGCACACGCCTGCAGGCCATTATGGATATGGATGTGAACGCGATGATGACCGTGATCCCCCGCATCTCCAGTCCGGCACTGACTGCACAGGAAATTGCAGAGATGGACCCGGCAGATCTCACTGCCATGTCGGTTGAGGTTGTCACTTTTTTGTTGAAGAAGTCGGTGCTTGCCGGTTTACCGACAGCCTGACGGTTGACGATCTGGTGGCAGATATCGCCACCATTTTTCACTGGCCGCCATCCGTTACTGACGTTATGCCGCTGATCGAAGTGCTGGAATGGCGGTATAAAGCGATTCAGAGAAGCGGGGCCAACGATGAGTGATAACAACCTGCGTCTGCAGGTCATTCTTAATGCGGTTGACAAGCTCACCCGCCCATTTCGATCTGCGCAGGCCAGTTCAAGAGAACTGGCTGCTGCTGTCAAAAAATCCCGCGATGCAATAAAGCAGCTTGATCAGGCCGGGAGCAGTCTGGACAGCTTCCGAAAGCTGCAGGCAGAAAATCAGAAATTAGGCGACAGGCTGAACTATGCCCGCCAGCGTGCAAATTTGCTCAGTCAGGAACTGGGAGCGATGGGGCCGCCTTCGCAACGTCAGGTTGTTGCTCTGGGCCGTCAACGGCTGGCTGTTCAGCGCCTGGAAGAACGCCAGAAAAAGCTGCAGCAGCAGACGGCGCTTGTGCGTGCTGAACTGTACCGGGCGGGAATTTCTGCGAAAGACGATGCGGGAGCAACTGCCCGTTTAGCCCGTGAAACATCACGTTATAACCAGGAACTTTCGAAACAGGAGGCGCGGCTGAAGCGACTGGGGGAAGCTCAGCGCAGGATGAATGCAGCGCGTGCCAGTTATGCCCGTTCGCTGGAGGTGCGTGATCGTATTGCAGGTGCCGGAGCCACCACCACGGCTGCAGGGCTGGCAATGGGCGCACCAGTGATGGCGGCAGTAAAAAGCTATACCAGCATGGAAGATGCCATGAAAGGTGTGGCAAAGCAGGTCAATGGCCTGCGTGACGATAATGGCAACCGCACTGCACGTTTTTATGAAATGCAGGATGCCATCAAGGCTGCCAGCGAACAGTTGCCGATGGAAAACGGTGCGGTGGATTTCGCTGCACTGGTTGAAGGTGGTGCGCGCATGAACGTCGCAAACCCTGACGACAGCTGGGAAGACCAGAAACGTGACCTGCTGGCCTTCGCCAGTACGGCAGCAAAGGCGGCAACAGCCTTTGAGCTGCCAGCGGATGAACTGTCAGAAAGTCTGGGGAAAATCGCCCAGCTCTACAAAATACCTACCCGCAATATTGAACAGCTCGGCGATGCGCTGAACTATCTGGATGATAACGCCATGTCGAAAGGGGCAGACATCATTGATGTGATGCAACGTCTGGGCGGTGTGGCTGACCGTCTGGATTATCGTAAAGCGGCGGCGCTGGGTTCCACCTTCCTGACACTGGGCGCTGCGCCAGAGGTTGCAGCCAGTGCAGCAAACGCGATGGTGCGTGAATTGTCCATTGCCACCATGCAAAGCAAGAGTTTCTTTGAAGGGATGAATCTGCTGAAACTCAATCCTGAAGTGATTGAAAAGCAGATGACGAAGGATGCGATGGGAACCATCCAGCGCGTGCTGGAGAAGGTGAACGCACTGCCGCAGGACAAGCGTCTGTCTGCCATGACCATGTTGTTTGGTAAAGAGTTTGGCGATGACGCGGCGAAACTGGCAAACAACCTGCCGGAACTGCAGCGCCAGTTAAAGCTGACAGCGGGCAATGATGCGCTCGGTTCCATGCAGAAAGAATCCGACATCAACAAGGACTCACTTTCTGCTCAGTGGTTGCTGGTCAAAACCGGAGCGCAGAACACCTTCAGCAGCCTGGGTGAAACGCTGCGCCAGCCGCTGATGGATATTCTGTACACGGTGAAAAGCGTCACGGGGGCGTTGCGTCGCTGGGTGGAAGCTAACCCGGAACTGACGGGCACACTGATGAAAGCAGCGGCTGTTGTGGCTGCGGTTACCGTGGGCCTCGGCACCTTAGCGGTGGTGTTAGCTGCAGTGCTGGGGCCGCTGGCAGTGATCCGTCTGGGGTTCTCTGTGCTGGGTATCAAAACGTTACCTTCCGTTACGGCAGCAGTAACCCGAACCAGCAGCGCGTTGTCCTGGCTGGCTGGCGCACCACTGGCACTGCTGCGACGCGGGCTTACTTCATCGGGCAACGCCGCAGGTTTACTTACTGCGCCGTTGTCGTCTTTGCGCCGCACGGCATCACTGACGGGAAATGTCCTGAAAACTGTAGCAGGTGCGCCGGTTGCACTTTTGCGGTCTGGATTATCCGGTTTACGTGCTGTTGCTGTGATGTTTATGAATCCTCTGGCGGTACTGCGCGGTGGACTGGCCGCCGCAGGCACGGTGCTGCGAGTACTGGCATCTGGTCCACTGGCGATGCTGCGCGTTGCCCTGTATGCCGTATCTGGTCTGTTAGGTGCTCTGCTCAGTCCGATAGGTCTTGTGGTTACTGCACTGGCGGGCGTGGCGCTGGTTGTCTGGAAATACTGGCAACCCATCACCGCATTTCTTGGTGGCGTGGTGGAAGGATTCAAAGCGGCGGCAGGTCCCGTCAGTGCAGCATTCGAACCGCTTAAGCCCGTGTTCCAGTGGATTGGCGACAAAGTACAGGCGCTGTGGGGCTGGTTTACTGATCTGCTGACGCCCGTTAAGTCGACCTCTGCCGAACTGCAGAGTGCAGCGGCAATGGGGCGGCGATTCGGGGAGGCACTGGCGGAAGGGCTGAATATGGTCATGCATCCGCTGGACTCCCTGAAATCCGGCGTTTCCTGGTTGCTGGAGAAACTCGGCGTTGTCAGTAAAGAGGCCGCAAAGGCGAAACTACCGGAAAGTGTGACGCGTCAGCAACCTGCGACGGTGAATACAGACGGTAAAGTGATGATGCCATCGGGTGGTTTTCCGTCATGGGGATATGGCTTTGCGGGGATGTATGACAGCGGCGGCTATATCCCGCGCGGGCAGTTTGGCATCGTCGGTGAAAACGGGCCGGAAATTGTTAACGGCCCGGCAAATGTGACCAGCCGGAGAAATACAGCTGCACTGGCTGCCGTTGTTGCCGGAATGATGGGCGTTGCTGCCGCGCCAGCAGAGCTTCCACCGTTGCACCCTTTGGCACTTCCCGCGAAAGGTGGAGAAGCAATTGTGAGTCGCGCAGCCACTGTGCCGCCCGTTTACAGGATTGAGGCACCGACGCAGATCATCATCCAGACGCAGCCAGGACAAAGTGCGCAGGATATTGCGCGGGAGGTGGCCCGCCAGCTTGATGAACGTGAACGCAGGCTGAAGGCAAAAGCCAGGAGTAACTACAGCGATCAGGGGGGATACGACGCATGATGATGGTGCTGGGATTGTACGTGTTTATGCTGCGCACCGTGCCGTATCAGGAGCTGCAGTATCAACGCAGCTGGCGACATGCGGCAAACAGCCGGGTAAACCGACGTCCGTCCACGCAGTTTCTGGGACCGGACAACGACATGCTGACGCTTTCCGGTGTTCTTATGCCGGAGATAACAGGTGGCAGGCTGTCGTTGCTGGCACTGGAGCAGATGGCAGAACAGGGGAAAGCATGGCCCCTGATTGAAGGCAGCGGCACGATTTATGGCATGTATGTGATTGAGGGACTGAATCAGACTAAAACGGAGTTTTTCCGCGACGGTATGCCGCGCCGGATTGAGTTCACCCTGTCGCTCAAACGGGTGGATGAATCCCTGTCCGGTATGTTCGGTGATCTCAGTACGCAACTGAATAATCTGCAGGACACGGCAACATCTGCCTTAAGTGATATCAGTAAAACGGTGGGAGGGCTGCTGTCGTGAATTTCAGCTCTGAACTGCTTAACAAAGGCAACAAAACTCCCGCATTCAGCATCAGTATTGAGGGCAGGGATATCACTACTGTGCTGGATAACCGTCTGATGAGTCTGACGCTGACGGACAATCGGGGCTTTGAAGCGGACCAGCTTGATCTGGAGCTGGACGACGCCGACGGAAAAATCGTGCTGCCGCGCCGTGGTGCGGTCATCACGCTGGCGCTGGGCTGGAAGGGGCAGCCGCTTTTCCCGAAAGGGGCATTCACGGTGGACGAGATTGAACACACCGGCGCACCGGATCGCCTGACTATCCGGGCGCGAAGTGCTGATTTTAGGGAAACGCTGAATACCCGCCGTGAAAAATCGTGGCACAAGACCACTGTCGGGGAAGTGGTGAAGGAAATAGCCGCGCGTCATAAGCTGAAGATGGCACTGGGTAAAGACCTGTCGGATAAGCCCGTGGAGCATATAGACCAGACTAATGAGAGTGACGGCAGTTTTCTGATGCGGCTGGCGCGCCAGTACGGTGCCATCGCGTCGGTGAAAAATGGCAATCTGTTATTCATCCGGCAGGGACAGGGCAAAAGCGCCAGCGGTAAACCACTGCCGGTGATCTCAATCACACGTAAGGACGGCGACAGTCACCGCTTTACCCTGGCAGATCGCGGAGCCTACACGGGCGTAATTGCCAGTTGGTTGCATACCCGCGAACCCGAGAAGAAAGAAAGCACCACGGTGAAGCGTAAGCGCAGGACTAAGAAGCAGAAGAAAGAGCCGGAAGCGAAGCAGGGCGATTACCTGGTGGGTACGGATGAAAACGTGCTGGTACTTAATCGCACTTATGCCAACCGGAGCAACGCCGAACGGGCAGCGAAAATGCAGTGGGAACGCCTGCAACGCGGCGTTGCATCATTCTCGCTACAACTGGCGGAAGGGCGGGCAGATCTCTACACAGAAATGCCTGTGAAGGTCAGTGGCTTTAAACAGCCGATAGATGATGCGGAATGGACCATTACGACTCTGACGCATACCGTCAGCCCCGATAACGGTTTTACAACCAGTCTGGAGCTTGAAGTGAGGATTGATGATTTCGAAATGGAATGATTATTCGCAATGGAGAACTTTTAAGTTTGCAAAATGGAATAATGCGGTATCATTATTGTGAATTTAGCAAAAATGGGGAGAACTCGAAAAATGATGATTTGCCCACTGTGTGGAAGTGCCGCCCATACTCGCAGCAGTTTTCAGGTATCTTCATTGACCAAAGAGCGTTACAACCAGTGCCAGAACATTAACTGCAGCCATACTTTTGTTACCCATGAAACTTTTGTTCGTTCGATTGCAACGCCAAAAGAGTCAAATCCGGTTCAGCCGCATCCAATGAAATCAGGACAGGTGGCGCTCTCTCTTTGACGCTGCCGCCATTTTGTCGCCATCGTTAAAAAACAGTGTTTCTAACATCATGATTTTAAACAGCTTAAATTTCAGGCAACAAAAAACCCA